CTAATATTGATATACAAAAATCCGCCTGTTAAAAACATAGTAGATGTAAGGATTAAATCTATTAATAAGCTGGCAAATAATACCGGATATGTATTTAACATATATATAGCGCCTTCCAATAATTCGGAGATAATAAAGGAGCTTATTGCGTTTGATAAGGAAATAATGAGCTCAATTGAGGATAATTCGTTAAAATGGTTTGATAGAAAGTTTGATATGAGCGAGATAACCGAACTGTATAACAAATCATTTTGTAATCAAACGAAAACAATTGGTGTCATACTGTCATCTAAACAGGTTAAGAATATGCTTTATAATAATAAGGTCGTTCAAGATATTGATGATATCGTTAATATTCTAAGAGAAGATAATACAGCTAAGAAATCCTTTATTAATATTACGATGGAATATTACGGTCTATATATATATAGCGAGACTACTTCTAACAAATGGATAATAAGGAAAATAGATATTTCAAATATAGATGAGGACGATAATACCGTGAGTACGGACGAATTGATAGATAATTTTCAGAACAGAATCTATAATATTAAGAAAAAATGTAATGACAAAATCGGAGAGCTTAGCAAAAACATAGATAATATCAGGGACAATATGAGAACGATTGACGAATTATTGGCGGATTTGAAGAAAAGTTCGGAATCAACTAATGTTAATATAAATTATTTTCTAAATAAATTGAATACATTAATATTAAACCAAGAAGAAAATCTAAAATAATAATATATTTAAAAATATTTTTAAATATAATCTAATGTAAATAATAGATATATAAGTAGAATAAATATGGGTACTAATAAAAACGTTGTTGTATCTTTTTCAATAGCAATATTATTGCTTCTATCCTTACTATTATTATTAACATACAATTCAAAATGCAATCAATCGCATAATACCGCAGGACCCGCTATGCAAAACTCCTATAATGTAGGAAACTACTCCAAAGGTCCAGAACCCTTCTATTTTGAGAAATTCACTCAGAATGAACCCTTTGCACAAGAAGAACAATTTTATAATAGAAAACCGCCAACAAAAGACCAAGAAAACGAATATGATGCTGCGGATTATTTTAAACAAAGAGAACTTAAAGCAAAATGGTACAGTTCAGGTATGGATACAACACCATTAGCGAAATACACAAAAAAACCCTCGAGGCCGTCCTCGATGCCGCTCGCCAATTTTACTGACTATAATGAGGGAATGAATGTAGAAAGCTTTGGCAACTATAACGAGGGAATGACTGTAGAACAAATGGCTGACCTTGCTTCAGTTCAAACTTCCAACGAAGTTTCCCCTCAATGGTCTGCGAGAGCCAACCAGCAAACCCAAAACTCCCCTATGATGTCCTCGCAAGGCCAAGGCCCCGCTGGTTCTTTTAATGGCGATTCTAGCTATCAACCTATATCTAATATGGGTGGCGGTATGGGCGGTGGCGCTGGCGCTGGCGGTTCTAACCAACAAGGAATGCAATCTTGCTTCCCTCGCGATAGATTAACGGCCGATGATTTATTGCCTAAAGATGCCGCTGATAGCAAATGGGCTCAAATAAATCCTTCAGGGGGCGGCAATATTAGCGATCAGAACTATTTAACCGCTGGATATCACGTAGGCGTTAATACAGTCGGACAATCGCTAAGAAATGCCAACTTACAATTACGCTCAGAAATACCCAATCCTCAAGATGCCGTCGGCCCCTGGATGATTAGCACAATTGAACCGGATTTGCGCCAAAATACCCTTGAAATCGGTAGCTCAATCTCCTACTAAATTATTTTTACCTTCTTATAATTATAAAAATGTACATAAGGAAAATCACATAAGAAATATACTATATAAAGATTTAAATGTGCGATTTAGGACAAAATCTACTTTTAAAATCTCTTACAGATTTTTACAATAAAAATGTTGAATACAAGATAATATTGAAGAATATCATTATAGGGAAACATAAGCTGTCTCTGCGAATAATTGAATGGTTAGTAACGCATTACGCGAAAAGCAATAATATATATTATTGGATTGATGACAATAAAAATATATATACCGATTTCCCGCCTGAAAATATAAAGGGAAATATTAGAAAAATCAACTTATATCACGATTATCGCGCGCAATTAAAATCATATTCCAAGTTTAACTTTGATTCTTTCAGGAGACACCATCGCATTACCTTCTTTATTAGCGAAGATAAAAGCGAATACATAGAAACAACCGTGGGACAGCTCAACTTTTTCCGCTGGATTTTCAATAATAATATTATAAATTACGCTATCAATAACTATGATGTCATATATAAAAAAATGATTGATAATAATATATGTAAGTGTAAAGCCGTGGCTTATACCGACCACGACATAATTAGAACCAAGTGTCTATTGAGATTTGATTAAATTGCGCAATTCCACATTATCCTTCTTCAGCTCATTTATATTTTTATTTAATTCTTTTATTGATTCTATCAGTAGCGGTATCATTTTTTCATAATTAACTGTCAGATAATTGCTGCCCGTTTTTGAAACAACATTATTTTCCGCATCATATGATATATCCGCCGGGGCTATGTCTATTAATTCGGGCAATATTTTTTGGACGTCTTGCGCACTAACGCCGAGCTCTCTCTTATTCATTTTATTTCCTTTGATTCCCAAATCATTCGCCGTTTTATTGGGCTTATAATAGAATCCTTGCAATTTACCTACAATATCAAGCGGATTCTCTATATTTCCCTCCCTATCCTTCAATCTTTCGTCGGAATAATCGCCGAACGAAGTAATAGTATCGGATGTTCTAATATTTCCGCTGACATACATATTTCCCACGACATCAAGCGAATATAAAGGATTCGTATTTCCTATCCCTACATTACCTAGATGATATACAGAAGTATTCGCAGCATTATAAGTCCATTGTGCGCCTTCAACTGATTTAATAAGATTTCGCATATTATAGCGTAATGATATATTTTGAGATAATATAGAAGCGGAATTGCTTGGTGGCAAAAATTGATCTGTTTGACCCGATGTGGCAACTATTTGTGCTGTCGTTGCTGTAAATCTAACTTCATAATTTCCTTTTAATATTAACTTTGAAATCGTATTATTAGTATTTTTATCAATAAAATCAGTAATAGTGGGAACAGAAAAATTCAATGTATAACTATTTGTAGTATTTATCAATGTAACTATTATCCACGTAGCCAAACTTCCAGTGATTTTAAAAACTTGCCCCGGTGTATAAGATTGACTATATTGAGTAGGTGAATAATAAGATAAAGTAGTCACAAATACATCATTTATATATATATGTGACCCTCCCCATTGAGCATCAACTCTAAAATGTGTATATCCTGTTGGTAATATTAATTCCCAAGGGGGGCCATATTCTAAAGCGTTAACATTTACATTATATACTAACGGCTGAGCATAATCAAATGGCGGAATATAAGCGAAGCTCAATGTCTTATGAGTTACAGGGTTGCCTTCCGAAGTAGGGCCAGCAAGAGACTTGAACCTTATTATTACTATACCTGAGCCACCATTTCCTCCATTTTCACCACCTGTTCCGCCTCCACCTCCACCACCAGAACCGGATCCAGTTAATCCACTTGTACCTACTGTTGCTCCATCTCCACCATTTCCTCCTATACTTGAACCTCCTGTGCCACTCCAATCTGTTCCTTGATTTCTGCCACCGCCACCACCTGCAGCATAAAATATTGTTGCTCCTGTAATACTATTTGATTTTCCAGTACCGCCATTGCCATTTGTAAAACCTGTACTGTCTGCTCCTCCACCACCGGAACCATAATTTTTACCTGCGGTATTAATAGGGGTTCCACCATTATTTCCATCAGTATTCGTATCATTATCAAGACCAGCAGCACCATTCCAAACCGCGCCACCACCACTACCACCACTATTTCCCGTAGGGGCATTATCACTTGCTCCGCCACCACCTCCTTTTGCCGTGATTCCATAAAAGGTTGTATCACCGCCATTGCCCCCGGTCGTATTATTATCGGGACCGGCAATACCGCCTTTTCCAACATTTATAGTATAATTTCCTGCCGGAATTGTAATATTAGTTTGATAATAATATCCACCGGCACCACCACCGCCACCTCCAAAATAACCTCCGCCACCGCCACCTCCAATAATTAATATATCACATATAGTATTTTGTCCTACAGCAACTGTATGCGTTGTCTGTTCTTCAGCTCCTCCACTGTGAGTAAATGATTTTACATTTTCTGCAAATGCAATAGTTGTTGAAACCGTAGGTTCGGCAGTTAAAGTATTTGCACTGGGGCTAAGGAGATATAATTCACTTCTAACAGTTTCAACGGCATAATTAATATTATTAATATTCTTATTTAAATTACCATTAAACTTAATACTACCTTCAACATCTAACTTATAAGCCGATTCAGGTACTTTATTAATACCAACACAACCAGTATTAGGTTGTAGTATTATATGATCGTCGGCATTATTATTAATACCAATTTCTAAAGAACACGCTTCACCGCTTCTGGGATAATATTTTATCCAAGCGACATCTTCAGAATTACCTCCTGGATTTTCAGGGAATATAATACCGTTATTTCCGCTACCAGCAGATGGTCTAATATAGCTCGTACTCGTTAAAGCACCTGTATTTAAACTCGTGCTTGTCAAAGCTCCTGTATTTAAACTCGTGCTTGTCAAAGCTCCTGTATTTAAACTCGTACTATTTATTGCACCCCCGACATCCAATTTATATGCTGAGCTGACAGCAACTTCCTTACCAATTGCTATATTTGAATAACTTGATATACCATTTATATTTGATGACCAATTTGAAAACTTTATTTTATCTTTTCCTTTATATAAATCCCCTGTCAGTCGGATATCTCCTGAAACATCTAATAAATATTCTGGATTTGTTGTTCCTATTCCCACACTTCCTAAATTATATACATTAACATTTGATGAATTATAAGTCCATTGAGCCCCTTCAATAGTTTTTATAGGATTTCTTAAATTATAGATAAATGTAATATTAGAGGTTAGATTTGAAGTAGCATTAATAGGAAGATATTGATTAGATTTAGGTATTATTAAAGAGTTCGCGCTGGATAAATTAATACCATATTCTCCTTGTAATATTAAATTACTATTATTATTAATATGCGAAACAGTAGGGGTTTGAAATGTTATATTATATGAATTAAGAGAAACAATCGCATTCGGTGTAAATGTAAGTGCTTTAGTAGTTGCGGTTGTTATAGGAGTAATTGTAACAG